TTAATTTAGTACAAAACCCCAAGGCTTGGTTTTATACGGACTTGTGTGCGTGCGCTTCAGTCGGACTCCCTAACCACAAGTATTCAGAGAGGCGGACAAGCTGCCCTTAGGCAGCTAGAGCGTATGATTCGTCGTTTGCGACTAAAAAATGCAAATTTGATTTACGAGAGAAAATGCGCTCTCGGCATGCATCTATGAGTTTCATCACCAGCGTCGAAGCCAGAGACACCCCCAAGTTACGTTCCTATCTTAGCATACTTTTACTGATTTACCATGCCGTAATTCATTAAAATCAAGAGCGAGATAGGTTTAATACTATAATTGCGGTAGTATTTTATTTTTCAAGTTCTTCTTATAAAAACATGAGTTATTTATTAGCACTCGATCAGGGAACAACTTCCAGCCGGGCAATTGTTTTTGATGAATCAGGCCGCATTCATGCCACTGCACAGCGTGAAATTCATATACAGACTCCTCATTCCGGTTGGGTGGAACAGGATGCACAGGAAATCTGGACTACACAAATTGCCGTAGTTCAGCAGGCACTCGCCTCAGCACATTTGCTGGCAAAGGATATTAAAGCATTAGGTTTAACCAATCAACGTGAAACTACAGTCGTGTGGGATAAACGTACTGGTCAGGCACTTACTTCTGCCATTGTATGGCAGGACCGTCGTGCATCCGACTGGTGTAATCAGATGATTGAACAGGGCCACATGCAGTTAATCCAGGAAAAAACCGGACTGCGAATTGATCCTTATTTCAGTGCAAGCAAATTGGTCTGGTTACTCGAACATGTCGAGGGACTGCGTACACTGGTTGATCAGGGACATTTAGCGTTTGGAACAATTGACAGCTGGTTAATCTGGAATCTGACACAAGGTGCTGAACATGTCATCGAAGCGAGTAATGCTTCACGAACCATGCTCATGAATCTGCAAACCCAAAGTTGGGATGAAGAGCTTTTAGAACTGTTTAATATTCCATGTTCCGTATTACCTAAAATTATCTCATCTGACTGCTATGTTGCAGATACCGCCAGTGGACTTTTGGGCTCAACCATTCCAATCATGGGAGTTTTAGGTGATCAACAGGCTGCACTATTTGGTCAATCCTGCTTTGAGGCAGGTACAGCCAAGAATACGTATGGTACAGGCTGTTTCATGTTATTTAATACAGGCACTGACGTCCAGTTCAGTCAGAACAAGCTGCTGACTACCTTAGCTTGGCAATGCCAGAATCAAGCCCACTATGCACTCGAAGGGAGTGTCTTTATGGCGGGTGCAATTATGCAGTGGCTACGTGATGGTTTAGGGATCATTCAAAAAAGTAGTGATACTGAAAAACTGGCAGCACAGGTTAAATCCAGTGAGGGTGTAGTTTTAGTGCCTGCTTTTACCGGATTAGGCGCACCGCATTGGGATAGTGAAGCACGGGCCATGATTTGCGGTATGTCACGCGGAACTACAAAAGCACATATTGCACGTGCCTCGCTAGAAGCAATTGCCTTTCAAGTTTCTGATGTATTGTCTGCAATGCAGGCTGATCTGGATCAGCCCTTAAAAGAACTGCGTGTAGATGGTGGAGCCAGTTGCAATGATATGATGATGCAGTTTCAGGCAGATTTACTGAATGTACCAGTGTTACGGCCTAAACTACAGGAATCGACGGCATGGGGCGCCGCAGCCATGGCGGGGCTAAAAGCTGGAGTATTTAATAGTCTGGATGATCTTTCAGCTTCCTGGCAACTGGAGCGAGAATTTATACCGCAAATGTCAGAAGATGAGCGTCAGCAACATTTAGCGCGCTGGAAAGATGCCCTACAGCGGGTACGGTCCGACCTAAACTAA